TTATGAAGCCTTGCCTCAACACATGGTAGATCAAGGCGCGATTCAAGTTGCTAAAAGTGGTGGAAGTTCACACCATTCCTTCTTACGTGAATATTGTGCCCGTTTTATTGATGGTGGAGATAGTTATTTTTCACCTAAAAAAATGCATGAGTGTACGATTTCAGATGGGGAATATCCAACTACTAAGGTAATTGGCGATAGTGATAAAAAATATATTCTGTCAATTGACCCGAACTTTTCGTCTTCTAAAGTTGCCGACTATTTTGCCATGAGTGTGATTGAGCTAGATGAAGAAAAAAAACAAGGCGTATTAGTTCATGGATACCAAGCCGCAGGGTCATCGTTGCAAGATCATATAAAATATTTTTATTATTTATATAAAAACTTTAATATTGCCTTGATTATTATTGACCATGCGGGTGCAGATACTTTTATAGATGCGGTAAATAACTCTCAGTTTTTCAAAGACATGAATCGTAAAGTTGGTTTTGTAGATTTTGATTCTGACAAAGAAAACGAAGATTATACTAAAATGTTAAAAGATTGCGCGCGTCAATACAATAAAGATTTTGGCAATATATGTATTAAACAATATTTTACAAGCTTCTTTTTGGGTCGCGCGAACTCTTATTTACAAACCTGCATTGATCATAAAAAAATATGGTTTGCCTCGCGCGCGAGCAACCATCCTGATATTTTAGAAAACATTTTTACAATGAATCTTCCGATGGAATATATATATCCTAGGGGTATTGGAGAAAAAGCGGATAATGAATATGAAACAAAGAAATTAACCGTCCGTGAATTTATAGAAGAGCAGGATTTTATTGTTCAAGATACTAAAGATCAGTGCGCTAACGTTGAAGTAACCACAACATCTAGGGGTACCCAAAGTTTTGATTTACCATCTCATTTAAGAAAATCTACAAGCATAAATAGAGCTAGAAAAGATAATTATACAACTCTCATGCTTGGAAACTGGGGCGTTAAAGCTTATTTTGATATAATGGCTCCAGAAAATTTTGCAAAGAAGAACACCGAATTTGTTGCAGAATTAATCTAATAAAATATCAGATTTCGGTGTAATAGACTGTTATAATAAGTTATGGCGCGTGATACTAATAAAAATATTAAGTTCCCAGAACCACAGGTAATTGAAGGATCTATAAAATCAAAAGACACTATAGAAGTCAAAGCTAGTCGTGGCGAAGTGAATACATCTGTAAGAAGAAATAGGTCTTCCACAATTTCAAGAACTGATAAGTATGCAAATATTGAAGGTGGGGTAATTCCTTTTATTTATGGCGGCGGCTATGGTAAATATACTTCAAATATAAGTATAAAAGACACTATTATTTTATGTCAAAAGGCTTATTATAATTTTTCTATTTTTAGAAATACTATTGACTTAATGACCGAGTTTAGTTGTTCGCCTATTTATTTTACTGGTGGCAATGAACAATCCCGTAAATTTTTCCAAGCATGGGGGGACCGTGTCAATTTATGGAAATTACAAGATATGTTTTTCCGCGAATTTTTCCGTAGTGGAAATGTATTTTTATATAAATTAAACGCACAATTTACCAAACAAGATATGCGCGTTCTTACTGATTTAATTACTACAGAGGCGCGCACGGGAGAAATTCCGGTTAGATATATTATTTTAAATCCTGCTGATATTCAAGCTATTGGCTCAGCCTCATTTATTACTCCTCAATATATTAAAGTTTTAAATGATTTTGAAATGCAAGTTTTAACGAATCCAGATAATGAACAAGATAAAGAACTTGCTCAAAGAGTTAAAAATGTAAAAGATTTAAAAACTACTAGTAATATTACTCAATCAAATCAGTATATGGTATTTGAATTAGATCCTGAAAGATTTGTACCAATTTTTTATAAAAAACAAGATTATGAACCATTCAGCGTTCCGATGGGCTTCCCAGTTCTTGAAGATATTAACTGGAAGCAAGAACTTAAAAACATGGATATGGCAATCAGCCGTACAATACAGCAAGCAGTCTTATTGGTTACAATGGGAAATGATGAAGTCGGTATGCCGACCAAAGAACAAATTGGAACATTAAGAAAAATATTTGAAAATGAAAGCGTGGGTCGTATTCTTGTTACGGATTATACAACAAATATTAAATTTATAATTCCGGAAATTAGCAATATTTTAGATCCTAAAAAATATGAAGTTGTTGATCGTGATATCCGTTATGGTCTGAATAACGTTCTTTTTGGAGAAGAAAAATATGCAAATACTAATACAAAAATAGAAGTATTTCTTTCCCGTTTAAAACACGCGCGCGAGACATTTATGAATGAATTTATGCTCCCCGAAATGAAAAAAATTGGTAAGAATCTTGGTTTTAAAAACTTACCCGTCGCACGTTTTAAAGATGCTGATTTTAAAAATGATGCTAATTTAACACGAACTTATTCTAGATTAATTGAACTTGGTGTTCTAACTCCCGAAGAAGGTATTACAGCTATTGATACTGGACGCTTACCGCTTCCCGAAGAAAGCGTAAAATCTCAAGAAGAATTTAAAAAATTACAAGAAGATGGTCTTTACCAACCATTGCTTAACAAAGGCAAAGAACAAGAAATGACCGGAAGGCCATCTGGTACTGGAACTCCGCAAACAACAAAAGCCCCAAGAAATACGCCAACAGTTCAAGCAGCTGAAGAAAAACCAAAAATTAATGCTGATCTTGTTGCAAAAAACTTGGTTAAATTTGACAATTTAGTTGAAGCCGTTGAAACGACTTTAAAAGAAAAATATGATCGTAAAAGATTGAGTAAAGAACAAAAAGAGATTATTAAAACTATTGCGGAAACAATCGCAACAAATGAGAATCCAAAAGACTGGTTAAATAAAATTAATGATTATATTAATGAACCAGTGCAATTAAGTGTAAACATGAATGATATAAATAAAATTGCTGAAGATTATGGTTTAGATTATAAAACTGCAATTTTATTGTATCATAGTAAATTAGAATAATATGGCTAAAAGTTTAATTAGAAAAAATCAACTACATCCTGATATTTTTGATCTTGTTAGCGGTTATGGTGATCAATTATTCATTACAATTAATGAATTAAATCAAGCTATTTCTACAATTAGTGGTGTTGTTTATATTACTGGGAATCAAACAATTAGCGGTCAAAAATCTTTCAATACGAGGCCAACTTTTAATGGTTCTGGATTCGCAACTACTGGAGAATTAGGGGGTTCAACATCTTTTAATGGCAATAGACAAATTACCGCAAATGTTCAAGGTTTTCAAAATTTAATTCCTGGTGGTACAGATGTGGTTTCATTTTTAAATAATTTATTTTATCCATTTATAAATGGGTCAATTACTTTAAACGGTTTTGCAACTCAACAGCTTGGTACCACAACTACTTCTATTCCTTTTGTTGGAACTATAAATACAGGAAGTTTAAGTTTAACCGGATTCACAAATGTTGAGGGATATGTAAATAATGTGGGTCGTCTGCCATTACTTATTCCAGTTGTTCAAAATTTTAATTTTTCTGTTGGGGTTAATTTAAATTCAACATCTAATAATGTTTATATTAAAGCAAGTGGTAGAGATCAAAATAATAACCCAATAGAAATTCAAAGCAATACGCAAAGTATTATATTTGAAGCTCCTTATTATTGGGGGTCTGGACAAGATAATTTGACATCTGCTCAAATTACTGGCGCACCAAGAACTAAAGTTGTTTCAAGTCGTCCTAACCCTATTATATTAACATATAATACAATTAATAGTCGTTTTTGGTTGGCATATCCTTCTGGTTGGGGGGCTTTAACTTCTATAATAGATCCGAATAATTTTAACATAACATCAAGTTTCACTGGTTCGGGCATGTTGTTAAATTTGGTAAACGGGTCTACGCATCCATATTTAGTATATAAATCTTTAGTCAATTCAACAAATTCTAATTTTCAAATTAGATTTAATTTTTAATTTATGGGAATACAAGTATCTACAAATTTTGATTTAGCATCGCAGGTTCCGTTAGATTCTAGAATTACCGTTTCGAATCAAACAGAAAGAAATGCATTGGCGACAAATAACCAAGCTTATCCTGGAATTATTGTATACGTAACAGAAGAAAATAAATACTATTATTATAATAATAATAATCAATGGGCTGAGTTTAATTCTTCTACCGTTAATAATATTGTATTTACTACCGGAAATCAAACAATCAGTGGGGTGAAACTTTTCAGTTCTGGGAATGGAGGATATTTAAAAGGTGATCTTATTTATACAAATAGCCCTGCTAATTTAAAACTTAGCGATGATCCAGGAAATATAACATCTTTGCCATTAAATATTTCATATCTTAATTCTACGTCTCCATTTGAAACACTTAGCGCCAATGCTAACACAACTGGATATAGAATTTTTTGGAATTTTACAACTAATAACCAACAAGAATTAAGTAGACATATCCGTACTCAAATGGTTACTTTTCAAACAGGTTTCAGTCCAATTTTTGGACCATGGGTAACTGTAGCTCAAAATCTTCAAAATTCTACTGGTATTGTTATAACTGGATTTCCAAATGTAAATGTATCTGCAAGAGGTATATTTTCTAATTACCCTCTTGAAGATAGGCTAGTGCATATCGAAAAAAATGGAGTTTTTTCGCTTTTATCTGGAGAAAGAATGGGGATTGGAATTCATAATCCTTCAGAAAAGTTGCACATTGTTGGGAATTTAAGATTAGATGGTAGATTACAATCTACAGAACGACCAACTGTAAATGGAACTGGCGTTCTTTTAAGCGGCGAAGCAGCACAACTTCCGAGTACAATTATTTATA